CCGGACGCCGTTCCACAGGCCCTTCCACAGGTCGACGACCCAGTTTTTCAGGTCGGTGAAAATCTTCTTCGTGTTGGTCCACAGCGTCGTGAACCAGCCGATGATCGCGGTCACGAGATCCGGGATGATCGAGTGCCCGACGAGGACGTCGAACAGCCACTTGAACTGATCGACGATCCAGTTCACCGCCGTGGTGACCGCGTTAACGAACGTCGTCAGCCAGCCCACCACCGTCTGGATCACCGGAATCAGGATGCCGAGCGCGACGCTCAGTTCGGTCGTCAACACCTGAGCCCACAACTGGATCAGCGGCAGCATCGGTGTCAGCACCGCCGTCACCAGCTCCAGCAGTGACACCACGAGCTCCCCGATCGGGGGCAGCAGCTGCATGATCGACGGCATCAGCGGCAGGAACGCCATCGCCATAGCGTTGAGGATTTGCAGCAGCGGCCCCACCATCGGCACCAGCGCCGCGATGACGTCCGTGAGCGGACCGGACAGGGCCTGCGCCAGCTGCACCAGCGTCCCGACGACCTGCTTCATGACCGGTGCGGTCGCGTCGATGATCGCCGTGATCAGATCACCGATCGGCTTGAGCAGCGGCATCACCGCTTCCACCAGCCCGACCAGCAGATCCCCGACCATCGTCAGGACCGGGGCAAGATCCTGGGCGATCGGCAGTAGCGCGTCGCCCAGCTGCTGGAACAGCTCGCCGACGACCGGCCCGAGCTGCTGGGCCAGATCGGAGATGACCGGGGCAAGCGCCGCCAGAACCGGCAGGACCGCCTCGATCGCCGCGCCGAGCGCGCCGGCCAACAGCTTCGCGACGTCGTTGAGCGCCTTGAAAATCGTGCCCAGCATCGCCTGCACACCCGGCATGGCCGTGATCCGGTTCAGCTCGGCGAACACCGCGCCCAGGGCACCGAGCGCGTCCCCGCCGCCGGACGCGGCTGCCTTCATGACGTTGCCGAGGGTCCCAAAGATGTCACCCAACAGCGTGCCGAACTGCTTGGCAACGCCGATACCGGTGTTGATGGCGTCCTCAAGGGCGCCGCTCTTGAACGCCGCGCCGAGCTTGGCGGAGATGCTGTCGGCGGCGCCAGCGGCAGCGTCCGTGAGGCGCTTGAATGCCGGGCTGGCTGCGACGGAGAGCTGTGCGAGGCCGGTGACGATCTGGCCGGGGATCCGCGCGAGGGGCTTGAGGCCGGCGTTGAGGCCGTCGAACATCTGCCGTAGCGTGCCGGTCTTGCCAAGCTGAGTAACGGCGTTGGCGGCGTTGATCGCCATGGTGTTGAGGACCCCGGCGGTGCCAACCAGTCCGTCGCGCAGGGACGGCAGGATCGTGGTGGACATGGTCGTGAACTTGGCGCCCAGCCCCGCGAACAGGGCATCCTGCACGTCGAGTTTGAGGCCGTGCCAGGCGGTGCCCTGGTCGATGACGGCTTGCACGAACGCCCGCGCGTTCGGGGACAGGGCGGCCAGGGCGTCGCCCAGCTTGTTCACGGACGTGTTCGCCGAGGTCTGCGCATCGGCCAGGGCGCGGGCGGCGTCGGCCACGGACGCTTGTGCGTCGGCGATGCTGCGGGCCCCATCGACGGCGGCTTTGGTGGCGGCGGCGCGGGCGTCGGCGACGTCCCGTTCGGCTTTCGCGATCTTCTGCGCGCCGTCGACCTGCGTGCGCTGCGCCTCGATCTGCGCGTCTTTGAGTTCCCGCGTCTTGTCCACCACGTCCTGCTGCGACTGCGCGAGCCGGTCCTGTGCGTTCTTGACCTGGTCCGAGCCCTCCACCCCGGCCTTGTTCGCCGCCGCCGCGTCGTCAGCGAGACGCTTCTGCCGCAGCCCGATCTCGTCGAGGTTCTGGACAGCCTGGTCATAGGTGAGCTGGGCTTCGTCACGCTGCTGCTGGGTGGCCTTCGGGTCGGCCAGCACCTTGTTCAGCTCGGTCTGGGCGTCCTGGACGCGCAGGACACCCTCACGCCGGTCGAGTTCTGTGTCTTTCTGCTGGTTCGCGAGGTCTTCGAGCTGCCGGGCGGCGTCCTTGCGGGCCTGCGTGAGGTCCTCTTGGGCCTGCTTGGCGGCTTTCTGCGCCTGGGTGAGGTCGCGTTCAGCGGAGGCGACAGACTCGGCGGCGCGCCGGTTGGAGTCCGCGACATCGCTCACCGTGTTCTTCAGCGCGAGCTGGGCGTCCCGGATGTCACGAGCGGCCTTCACCCGGGCGGCAGCCGCGTTGACCTCGGCGTCCTTCACGCCCTGCTGCGCCTTCGCGAGTGCCCGCTCGGCATTCTCCACCTGCTTCAGGGCGCTGCGCGCGGACGCGGCGCTGCTGGTGGCCGGCGCGAACGCGGCCTTGAACGCGTCGCCGATCCCCGACGTGCCGATCTTGATGGCGGCGAAAGCGGCGCCCAGAGACAGGACCGCCGGCGCGGCCAATGCTGCGGCCGGCCCCATCGCGATGATGGACTCGCTCAAGGAGGCGACGGTCGGCAGAGCAGCAAGGGCGGCAGCGGCGATCTGCGCGATACGGCCGGACAGCATCCCGAGCCCGGCCCCGCCACCGCCACCGCCGCCGAGGCTGGACAGGAACGACAACGCGGAGCGGTCGACATCCACGCGCAGGTTCATGCGCCGGTCGCGGGCGAGCAGGTCGAGGCGCGCGCGGGCCTCGGCGGTGTCGGCCTGCGCCTGGACCCGGATGGTGCGGCGGCGCGTCAGGTTGGCGATGTCGTCGGCGGCGACCCGGGTGTCGACGTCGATGCCGATACGGACCTTGCGGCGCTGGGTCAGGTTGCGGATCTCGTCGGCCGCGACGCGGGTGTCGGCGCTCGCAAGGATCCGCACCATACGGTCCTTGGTCAGCTTGTCCAGGGCCTTGGCGACCCGCTGGACGGCGGCCTCGTTCAGCTCCGGGGTGACGTCGACCTTGATGTCGCGCATCTTGAGGCTGGTGAGCGCGGACTTGTCGAGCTGCGCAACGACCTTGATCGTGCGGTCTCGGGTGAAGCGGCTGAGGCTGGCCGACGCGTCCTTGTCGTCGAGGTCGATGCTGACGCGGACGGTGTTCTTCTTGCCGCGCAGCCGGGCCATGGCCCGGTCGTACGACGTCTCGTCGGCCGTGACTTCGACGTATCCCTCGGCGATCCTGAAGCTACCCGCCACCTGCTGCACCTCCTCCGCTCACGATCCCGGGGAACATCACCCGGAACGCCGTCAGGCTGACTTCCCTGGTCCCGCCGTCGTCCTGCTGCCGTACCGCTGCCGGGCGCCCGCGCTCCTCGGCCGGCTCCCGCTCCGCCTCCGCTCGGGCCGCCATCACGCCCTGGTAGGCGGTCAGCCGGTGCGCGAGTGCGAAGTACCGGGCCCCGGTGATCTCCTGCTGCTCAAGGTCGATGCCGTAGACCGCGAGGAAATCGGCGTCGAGGTCGTCGAGGTGATCCGGCACCCACGCGATCTGCGCCGCCCGCTCCAGCAGGGGTGTCAGCCAGACCGGGCCGTCGGCGCCTACCGGCTCGCTTTTCCCCCCTCCTTCTTCTCCTTCCGGCCCATGGCCAGGTCGATGATCAGCTGAACGATCTGTTCGAGCTGCTCCTCGGTGACCGCCTTGGACTGCTCCAGTGCCAGATAGGCGTCCTCGCCGAGGACCCGGATCAGCAGCGGCGGCGTCGCCATCTCCTGGCCCAGCTCGCCGGCGCGGCGCAGGTACTCCAGCGCCACGCCGGGCGGGATGTTCTTGGGGATCGTGTATTTGGTGTCGCCGATGAAGAACAGCGGGATGCGTTCCTCGATGACCTCGTCGTCGGCGGCGATCCGGATCGGCTCGAAGTCGAGCGCGGCCTCCCCCAGGCTGGTGGGCTTGGGGGTGGCGCGCTTGCGGGCGGGGGCGGTGGAGCGGGGGCGTGCTGTGGTGGATGCCATGGGTGATACTCCTCGGGGTGCCAGCAAGGGATAGGCGGTGCGGCCAGCCGTCAGGACGTCTGGTCGACGACGTGCAGCGGCGCGATGCTGGCGCTGACGTAGTGGCCGCTGAACTTGACGCCGAACAGGGTCTGCTTGTCCTTCGTGTAGCCGATCTCCGTAGCGTCGGTGGACAGGCTCTTGCGGAGGATGATGCGCCGGTTCCAGTTACCGCCGGGCGCCCAGCCGTCGAACAACAGCGCCTTGTACGTCGGCTGGGTGGCGCTGGAGGCGAAGGACGGCTCGAAGGACGCGTATCCGGCGCCGGATGCGCTGGTGCCGCCGTTGAGGACCAGCGACAGGTTGGTGAGCGTGGGCTCGGCGAGCGACGTCTCGATGGTGAAGTTCCGCTTGGTGAGGCGGGACCCGACGCGGTCGACGATCTGATCGACCTCCAGCTCGCTGTACGACTGGTCGATGGTGAGCTTCACGCCGTCCTGCGTGCCGCCCACGTCGGTCCAGGAGGACGCGGCGGGGGTGGTGTTGACGGCGGTGTCGAGCGGTTCGGTGGCGCCGAAAGCGCCGGTGTACAAGGTCGCGGGGCCCTGAACCAAATTCGTTCCAGTAACCGAGATCGGACTCACATCCTTCAGACGGCGGCCGTGGTGGGCCGGTAATCGATGGTCTTGGTGGCCTTAGCCGAGTTGCAGGGGCCACAGAGGGGCTGCACGTTGGCCGCCGTGTTGGACCCGCCCCTGGAGACGGGCACGATGTGATCGATGGTGAGCGGACCATCGGAGCCGCAGGCCAGGCAGAGATGCCCGTACTGCGCTTGGATCTGGCGCCACTCGTCAGCCGTCAGAACCCCGGCCGCTCGGCGCCTCTGCTTCTTCAGCCGCGACGCGAGTGCGGCACGCTCGGGGTTGTCTTTGGTCCACTGCAAGCTCATGGCGATGAGGCGCTCGCGGTTCCGCGTGTAGTAGTCGCGGCGCTCGCTCAAACGCTTGTCCTTGTGCCTCTCCCACGACTCCGCTACGCGCTGCTTGCGGCAGGTCTTGCACTGTCGGTTGCCGTTATAGGTGTACGTGTTCTCGTCGTCGTAGGGGTGGCCCTGGGCGCAGGCGTCCTTGCGGGCGTTGGCGTTCCCCTTGATGCCGCCTCGGTGCTTCCGCATCCGCTCCTTGGTCGCCTCGCGGGAGGTTTCCAGGTTCGCTGCGTAGCGCTCGCGCTGGCGGGCGTTACGGCACTCCCGGCAGGTTCCGGTCGATCCGTTGGAGGCGGTGTTCTCGCGGGTCCTGGGGTGGCCGCAGCGGAAGGTGTCCATGACACTCCTATTCACAGTGACTGTGAATAGTGTATCGCGCGTATCGTAGTCACTATGAATATGGACGGATTCCTCACGACCGAGGAGGCCGCCGAGCGACTGGGAGTGAAGGTCGAGTCGGTGTACACCTTCGCGCGACGTCTCGACGGCTTTCCGCAGCCCACCCGCATCGGCCGCACGCTGCTCTGGCCCGAGGCGACCATCGACGCATGGCGTGCCAAGCACCCGGCCCGCAAGCGCCGCGCTCCGGATTCCTGAGCACGACGGCGAGCTGGTGCGCGGCAACGTCATGACGCCGTTCACTCTTAGCCCTCCTTCGTGGTGGCCGGCGGGGCGGCCTTCTTGGTGGCCAGCGCGGATGCGGCCGGCGGTTCGGTGTCCTCGACGAGGAGTCCGTCGCGCTTGAGGTCGACGTACTCGGCGTCGCCGACCTCGATCTCGTCGTCGGGCCGCATGGTGGTGCGGACGGTGTGGGTCACCGGAACTGCTCCCTTGTGAGTGGCCACTCGACGGCGGCGAAGTTGGGGTGGTGGCGCAGTTCGAGGGTCTGCTCGGGCGGGATGTCGCGCGGGCACTCGACGACGCGGACGTCTCCGGTGACGAGGAACTCCATCTCGGCCCGGTTGTCGTGGGTGAGGATCCGGCCGTTCCAGGTGAGGAGGTCCCGGGAGGTGGTGCCCTGGAGGGCGTAGCGGCTCATGTCGACACCTCCACCCATGTGATGACCAGCCCGGGAATGCTGTAGCGGGCGTAGGAGGACGGGTCGTCTGGGACGCGGCGGTGTTCGCCCGTGGTGTATGCGGAGCGGACCTGTACGGCCGGGTAGCCGGCGGGAAGCGTCAGGGTCTGGGGGATCGCCGGGTGGTCGTAGCAGGCTGCCTGTACGGCCTCGGCCAGGGCGGCGGCCTTGTTCCACGGGGGCTTCTGCGAGTCCGGGTTGACCGCCCAGCAGTCCACGGACACGACCGGCTCGCGAAGCGGCACGTACAGGTTGGGCGTGCCGCCGACGGTGGTGATGGTGCAGAACCCGCTCGCGGCCCATGAGGTGTTGTCCTTGGGCAACGTCGTAGCGACGCGGTCGCCAACGACCGTGGACAGCCATGCGACGGCGACCAGCTCGGGAGTGGCGCGCAGGAGAAGCGTCACGGCGTCCTCCGCTGGAACAGAGCCGGCCGCAAGTACGGGTAGGGCTGGGTGCCGGGGTGATTGACGCGTGCCACTGGGTGGTCGGCGCCGGGCCAGTACAGAGCCTTCTTGTTGCGCGGCAGAATCACGTGTGCCCGTGTGCCGAGTTCGATGTCGGTGGCGTAGTTCACGTCCAGCGAGCCGACCCGCAGCACCTTGTCGTGGACCTCGGCACGCAGGCTGTCGCGGAGGCGGCCGGTGCGCTTGCGTACGAGTTGCTTGGCGTCGGTGAGTATGGCCCGGCCGATGGTCGCGTCGAGCCAGTGCTCGATCGCCGCGTTGACATGCTGCCGCGCCGACGGATCGAGTCGTACGCCTCGTGCTGCCATGGCCGCCCCCTCTCCGGGTCCGGTCGATATTGGTGGGCCGCCCGGTCTCCCCGGGAGTGGTGGCCCCTTGCTCAGGTGGTGCGCCGCAGATCCAGCCGCAGATCGACGGCAAGTGCGGGGTTGGCCATCGACGACGGACTGTCGACGATGTAGACCGCCCCGGTGCGCTCGTCACGCACCCGGTCCTGGTCCCGGATGTCCGTGCCGGAGCCGACGCGGGCGGTGGCGTAGCGGACGATGCGGGGGGTCGGGTCGTCGCGGGTCGTGACCCGCCGGGACTGTTCGGTCAGGGACGCGGGGATGCCGGTGGCGACGATGGTGTCGGTGTCCTGTTCGTCGCCGTATGCGTCTGTGGTGGTGCCGCGCAGCACCGAGATTGTGGTGGTGGCGATGGCCTGCATCAGCCACCGCCCATCGGAGCCCACGGCTCCAGGTCGTCGTTGGCCTCGGCCAGGACGTTGCCGACCAGCCCGAAACCTTCGATCGGCGCCCGCGTGTGGATCGTCCGCGACCGCATCCACGAGCACCGCTTCAATGACCGGGCGGCCATGGGTGCGAGGGTCAGGCCGTCGCCCTGAAGCGTGGTCGACACGCCGTCCTGCTGGATCTGCGTGGCATCCAGCCGCGTCTCCAGACCGAACTGCCCGACGATCCACGCCGCCTGGTAGGCGACGGCCTGACCCAGCCAGTGGACATCCCGCGCCCGCATCCGCTCCGTATCGGAGTAGATCCGGCCGCTGAACGTCTCGACAGCGCGCTGCGCCTGGACAAGCTGCTGCTCCGTCACCGTGACGCCCGTAGCGTCGATGACGTCCTGCGCACTCGCCCAGGCTGCGGCCATGTCAGGCGCCGCCCTCGATCACGGCGCGGGGCGTGGTCGTGTCCTCAGGCCGGTGGTCGACCGAGGCAGGCACGGTCTCCACCGAGTACGTGAGCACCAGCGATACGCCGTCCGCATGCAGCTCGCCGCCGTCGAAAGAGACGTCGCCACGCGGGTGCAGGCCGCGCTGGATCGCCTCGTTGACGACGCCGGCGCGGTTTGCCTCGTGCTGGTAGTCCTCGTCGGTCCAGCGTGCGGCGAGCACGACGAACTGCTTGACGAACCGCATGCCGTTCGCGCCGTCCGCAGTGCGCTCGTCGACCTCGACTTCGGGCTCGCCGGCCGTGGCCGGGTGCTGCTTGGCCCGCACGCTGGTGGTCTTCTTCGCTGTTGCCATGGCTCGCCTCCCTGCCGGTCTGCCGCACCGCCCGGAGCCGTCGGGCGGTGCGGGGTGTGAGGGGATGGTCAGCCGACGAGGATGGAGGCGCCGTTGGGGTGGCCGTAGGCCCAGCCGCGGCGGGCGCGCATCTTGAGGATCGACTCGTCCGTCAGCGCGCTGAGGCCGTCGCGTCCGTCGATGAACACGGACTCGGGGCCGGAGCGGATGCCGAGGAGCATCAGCTCGGGGTTGACGAACGCCATGAGCGCGCGGCCGGTCGGCGTCGAGGTGGCGGTCGCGGCGAGCTTCGCGCCGAGACTCCACCGGATCGGCACGCTGAAGATCGTGTCGGGGGTTCCGGCCGTGCCCTCGATGAAGATGGGCCGACTCTGGCCGTCGAGGACCCCGCGGAGGCTCTTGCGGAACGCCGGGTGGGCGATCGCCATCATGCTGCCAGGGTCGAAGTAGTCGCCGGACTCGACGTTGCCGATCGCGGTGGAGAACTCCGCGTAGGTCGGGGCGCCGGAGGCGGAGGCGGTGGTGATGTTCGCGCCGCCGGTGTAGCTGATGGTGGCGTCGGTGGTGTTCAGCAGCTGGTAGAGGCTGGTGAAGGGCACGGTCGTGCCGTTGCTCGCGGCGCTGACGGCCAGCGAGGCGTTGTCGATGAGCTTGGCGTAGCTCTTCCCCCAGCCGATCATCTTCGCCTCGATGACGTTGGCCACCGAGTCGTCGATGTCCTCTTCGGCGATCCGCGCGGCCTTGCCGAACTTGATCGCGGAGAGCAGCACTTCGTCGTTGAGGGAGGTGTCCTCGCCGTAGGTGCCGCCCTTCGCGACGACGGCGACGTCCATGCCGGCGGTGCGGGGGACGTGCTTGGTGTCGGAGCCCATGGTGATGCGGGCGGCGAGGGATTCGACGGCGGAGATCTGGGTGATGGACTGGACGACCCGGCTGGTCTCCCACTCTTCCGGGATCCATGCCTCAAGGGTGTTACGTGCCACGGGGGCCCTCCTGCGGGCGGCGTGATGGGGAAGCTGGTGGGCTCGGGCCCCATCACGGGCGCCTTCGCAGACAAGGGCGGCGGCTGGCTCCGATCACCGGAGCAATTCACCGTGAGATGAATATACCTCTCGGCGTCAAGCCCTGCCCAGAAGCCGGGCGGCATGCTGCTCGGCCGTGGACTTCGGCTTCTCCGCAGCAGGCTGACGTGGGGCACCGGTCGGCCGCACCTTCGGCCGCCGTGCCGGGGCGGCGAACAACTCGGGGTAGTCGCGGCGCAGATCATCCACAGCTGCCTCCAGCCCGGCCACGGAGCCGTCATCGTCGATGTCGAGGGTCTCGGTGTCGACGAGCTTGAGGAGCCGGGTCAGGCGGGACTCGCCCTTCTCGCGGGCGGCCTGCGACTCGGGGTCCTTCTCTTCGGCGAGGAACGCCAGCGCCCCGGCCTCGACCAGGGCGGAGCGGGCGGCGGTACGGACCAGCGGGGCGCGGTACTTCCGCTCGCCCTCCTCACGGGCCTCGCGCAGCGACTTCTCATGCTCCGTCTCGGAGGCACGGCCCTGGTCCTCCAGTTCCTTGTTGCGGAGCCGGTGCCGCTTGGCGTCCTCGTTGGCCTTCTTCAACGCAGCCTGCGTGCGCGCCCACTCGGCCTTCGAGGGGGCCACGTAGTCGTCGTCGCCGGGCTTGGGGTCGTCCTTCTTGGCCGGGGGCTTCGGCTTGGGCTTGTCGTCCAGCTCCGGCTCATCATCGGGCTCGTCTACCGGGTCGGACCCCGGCTCGTCGTCGACCTCGATGTCCGGCTCGTCGTCGATCTCGGCGCCGCCAGCGATGTTGTAGACCGGCCGGCCACCGACGTAGCCGATGATCGTGCCGGGCGGCAGGCTGATGCCAGCCGGGTGCTCGGTGTCGGGGTGGATGCTCATCAGGTTCTCCTCCATCACGGGGGCGGGTTGGCGGCGGCCCGTCGCGGGCGCCGGGTCTCGGGGTGTCATGCGGCCTGGGTGAAGCGGCCGGTGCGCAGTGCGGTGCGGGCGCGGGCTTCGACGGCGGGCAGCAGATCCGGCTCGGTGCGCAGCAGTTCACGGACCGCGCGGAGCCGGGCGGCGCGGGACTCCGACGGGCGGGCGGTGCCGTAGGCGATCGAGCGGTGCGCCTCTCGCTGAAGCGCGAGGGGGAACGGAACGCCGTCTGCCGGCCACCGGTCCAGCCAGGGGACCGCCCGGCACCGGCAATGGGCATGCAGCGGCGGCCCGTCGATCGACGCGGCTCCGATGGTGCGCTGGCGCGGATCCCAGGACAGACCCCCGGGGAACGACTGCCCGGTGGCGACGATGCGGCCGGTGTAGGCGAGGCACCGTACGCACGCGTCGGCCTCGGCGACCCACAGGCGTCCGGTGGCCGCTGCGGTGGCCACCACGTCGAGGCCCTGGGCGACAGCGCGGTTGATGGTCCAGGCGATGTGTGCCCGTACGGCGGCCGTGGCGGAGCGGCCTGCGCCGATCCCCGTCAGCAGGTCCGACCAGCGCCGGACCTGGCTGGACCGCAGCAGTGACAGGGCGCGGTCGCGGCGGTCGACGAGCAGGTGGGTGATGTGGTCGGCGGTGGCGGTGAGGTCGCTGCCGACGCGGACGGTGGGGACGTTGCGCGCGCGTCCTGAGGCGGCGTGTACGAATGCTGCGCCCTGCCGGGCCCCGAGGGTGAGGGCGTCGCGCAGTGTCCCGCGCAGCGTGTTATGGGCTCGGGGTGCGAGATCGTCGAGGAGGCGGCGGACTGCGGCCCGGACGGTGGCGGTGATGCGGTGCAGGGCGGCACCGGCCACTGCCACTGTGGTGATGCTGCCGTAGGCGGCCACCCACGCGGTCAGCGCCCGGCGGATCAGTTTCTCGAACCCACTGTCCGTCTCTGCAAGCCCAACCTCGGTGGCTGTCTGCTGCTCCAGCGCGATGACGGCGTCGGTGTGCTCGCCCTGGGTGAGCTGGGCGAGGGCAGCACTGGTGTAGGGCATCAGCCGTCCTCCTGCGCCTGCGCGAGGAGTTCGAGGTCGGACAGGGCGCCAGTGAGCAGGGCGGTTGCCTGCCCATTGCTGACGACCCCGAGGGTCACGGCC